TCCATTATGCAGCAAATCAAAGCCAGAGACTGGCAGATTAAAACTGCAGTTGAATGGAAAAAATTCTTAGCTGGGATGTAATGATAACTGTTGAAAAATTAGATGAAGTTTACATGCGAGTGTTCGGTGATGCTAGTATCGAACAAGAACTCGCAGACTTCTTTACATACGAATATCCTGGAGCTAGATTTACACCACAATACAAAGCCAGATTGTGGGATGGTAAGGTTCGTTTGTATGACCAAATAAGAAAAACTCTTTACGTTGGTTTGATTGAGTATCTCGAAAAGTTTTGTGATACTAATGGCTATCAGTTAATATACAAAACTCCTATTAAAACAGATAATGGTATCAATGAAGATCTCGTTGAAAAATTTGTTCGTGGTTTAAACTTACCAGAAAAGATTGAGATACGTGACTATCAGATTGATGCTATCACTACTGCTCTAAACAAAGAGCGCACACTTTTAATTTCTCCAACTGCCTCTGGTAAATCATTCATCATCTATTCTATTCTTAGATGGCATATTCGTGCAGGTAGAAAATGTATCATCGTAGTACCAACTACATCTCTTGTTGAACAACTCCATGCAGACTTTGTAGATTATTCCACTATCAATGGATGGGATGTTGGAACTAATTGCCAAAAACTTTACAGTGGTTTCACTAAAGTATTTACAAGTGAGGTTCTTATTACGACATGGCAGTCAATTCATTTACAACCTAAATCTTGGTTCAAACAATTCGATGTTATTGTTGGAGATGAGGCACACCAATTCAAAGCTAAGTCTCTAATTGGTGTAATGGAAAAGATGGATGCTGTTCGTTATCGTGTAGGTACAACAGGAACACTAGATAACAAAAAGATTCATCGTTTAGTTCTTGAGGGTGTATTCGGCTCTGTGCATAGAGTTACTACAACCAAAGCGTTGATGGACTCAGGAAGATTATCTTCACTAAATATAATGTCTATCATTCTTAAATACAATGAAGACATACGTAAAGAACGTAAGAACAAAACTTACCAAGAAGAGATGGATTGGTTAGTCGCCAACGAAAAGCGTAATAAATTTATACGCAATTTAGCAATAAAATCCAGTGGTAATACTTTGGTCTTGTTCCAGTATGTTGAGAAGCATGGGAAGATATTATATGAGCTCATTAAAGAAAAAGCGCACACTGAGAGAAAAGTATTTTTCGTCTTCGGGGGAACTGACACCACTGATCGTGAAGCCATTAGGCATATCACCGAGGGAGAGTCAGATGCTATCATTATTGCATCGTATGGAACTTTTTCCACTGGTATTAATATACCTTCGCTTGAGAATGTTATTTTTGCGTCGCCGACAAAAAGTAAAATCCGTAACCTACAATCGATAGGTCGTGGTTTAAGATTGAAAGATGGTAAGACGCAATGTAATCTTTTCGATATTGCAGATGACTTGCATTGGAAGTCATGGAAAAATCATACGTTAAATCATGCAGCTGAACGCTACAAGACGTATGCTGAAGAAGAATTTACAGTTAAAATAATAGAGGTAGATTTATGCTAACAGGCAATGAACTTTATGTAGTTATGAAATTAGTAAGTGGTGAAAATGTCTTGGCTGTTTTAAAAAAAGAAGATGATGATTTTATTGAAGTCCAATCTCCAATGTGCATTAGAACAATTCCAGTATTAGAAACAGGTAGAGAGCATATCACTGCATCTCCTCTTTGCCAATTTTCAGAAGATTCTTCTTATATCTTAGATAAGAGAAACCTTATGTTTGTGAAGAAGATGCATCATCTATTCATTCCGCATTATCAAAAGATTGTTGCAGACCATGAAGAAGTTGGTTTGAATATTGAACCACGTATAAGAAAAGGTCAGAAACCTTTGGAAGAGAAAAGACATAAAGAGGAAGAAGAGTTTTTGTTTGTTGTCGAAGGTAACGATACAATCAACTAATTCCTCATCAACCACGACACCGTGGAGTATACAGCAGGTCAAGTCGCAAGACAAGTTTATTTTCTGCAATAAAATGATATTTGCTTTTCTATATTAGTTGATGTATACTTATGCTATATTGAATTATAGAGGAACTCCAATTACATGGCTACCCATTATGTTAACAACGCAGACTTTTTAGTTGCTATTACAGAGTATCGAAGACAAGTCAAAGAAGCTAAAGAGAACAACCTTCCCAAGCCAATCATCAGTAACTACATTGGCGAGTGTATCTTAAAGATCGCTACACATCTCTCTTACAAACCCAATTTTATAAACTACTCCTATCGAGATGATATGATTCTTGATGGAATAGAAAACTGCATTCAATATATTGATAACTTTGATCCAGCCAAGTCGAACAATCCTTTCTCTTACTTCACACAGATTATCTACTATGCGTTCTTGAGACGCATCGCAAAAGAAAAGAAACAAACTTACATCAAAGGTAAACTCTTACAGAACATGCCATTCGAAGCATTTGAGTTACAAGACCATGAAGATGATAGAGACTTTCACAATGCATACTTAGAGTTTATGCAAAACAATAGCAACTTTGATGATTTCATTGAACGCAAAAAAGAAGCTAAGAAAAAGAAAAGCCAAACTAACTTAGATGAATTCATTGAACTTGATGAGAACTTATTATTGAAAGATGATGATGAGCCGAGCACCAGCACTACGTAGTTATGGAAATGTTCGTTCTTACCTTAAAAACTTATCCAGAGCTACTAGGGCAAGATCTAACCGAGTAAAAAGAGGGAGTACACGTACTGTCAGAAGATATACGTGGGATGCAGCTGATAATAAATTTAACTTGAATAAAATTATGGAAAACGAAAAAATCTTTTTGGGTGTTAGTGATTTAGATGACTTAGTTATTTCTGAAATGCTAAAGAGACGTATTGACTCTGGCAAGAAAACTGTACATCGTGAAACAACTGTTCTTTGCAATCGTGCTAAGTGGGCTACATGGGCAGAAGCCAACTTCAACGACTTCCTTTACGTGCAAGGAAATTCTTCTAATGGTTTCATCATTGAAGAAGATACATTGAACTATATTAAGTTTGATGTAAACTCAAACTCAACAACTGTTCGTGCAGTTGGTGATACAGAATTCTGTGACGATATGGTTGAGATTGTTGAGAACAATTTTGATGTTGTTACATCTTACATTGAATGGATCTATTCTTCTGATGGTGGTTCTTGTAATGTTCCATTGAATCGTGATCGTCTTCCAGTTGCCGAAATGTATCCATTCCTTAATGGTGAATCACTAGAATCATATTATGATCGCTACATGGCATCATCAGCAAATATATTGTTGTTGATTGGACCACCAGGAACTGGCAAGACTACATTCATTCGTGGATTACTTGCGCACAGCAATTCATCTGCAATGGTGACATACGATGCAGGCATCCTAGAAAAAGATGGCTTCTTTGCTCGCTTCATTGAAGACGATGCATCAATTATGGTTCTGGAAGATAGCGACGCATTTTTGAAATCACGTAGCGATGGTAATACAATGATGCACCGATTCCTAAATGTAGGTGATGGTCTTGTTACTACTAAAGGTAAGAAGATGGTTTTCTCTACAAACCTACCAAGCATTCGTGATATTGACTCTGCTCTGGTTCGTCCAGGACGTTGTTTTGATATCCTAACATTTGATGCGTTAAATGTAGAACAGGCAAATAATCTTGCCAAAGTATTGGCAGTTGATCTTCCAGCTAAACCACGTGGTAAAGAAATGGAACCATATTCCATTGCTGAAGTATTTAATCAACAAACTCATAAACCGAAAGAGAGAAAGTTGGGGTTCTTTTGAAAGTAGCCATTATTACAGACCAACATTTTGGTGCACGTAACGATAGTATAGCATTCTTAGACTTCTATCAGAAATTCTATGATAACACTTTCTTCCCTATTATTGATGCAGCTGGGATTGACACTGTGCTTATTCTTGGTGATACTTTTGATAGACGTAAGTATGTCAACTTCTATTCTCTCCAACGAGCGAAAGAAATGTTCTTTGACAAATTGGAAGAGCGTGGTATTCGGGTTCATATGCTGGCTGGTAATCATGATACTTATTATAAAAATACTAATGAAGTAAACTCACCAGACCTACTTCTTACCGAGTATGGTAACATTGATGTGATCTATTCTCCAGAAACAATCATCATTGATGGAACTCCAATCTGTATGATGCCTTGGATCTGTCCAGATAATTATACTGATAGTATTGATCACATGAAGAATACAAATGCAGAACTTTGTATGGGTCATTTTGAGATCAATGGGTTTGCTATGTACAGAGGAATGGAATCGCATGAGGGTTTGGCTAAAGAAACATTTGATAAATTTGATATGGTTTTCAGCGGGCATTATCATCACAAATCTGATGATGGGCATATTTACTATCTCGGAAATCCCTACGAACTTACATGGCAAGATTATAATGATACCAGAGGATTTCACTTGTTCGATCTTAGTACCAGAGAACTCGAATTCATCCCAAATCCTTATACGATGTTTGCCAGAGTTGAGTACAACGACAAAGAAACTGAGCCCAATGATTTAGATGCTCTTGATTTAAAAGACAAGTATGTTAAGCTAGTTGTTGTTAATAAAACAGACTTCTACAAATTTGATAAATTCATACAGAAATTGTATAGCAAAGGATGTCATGAAATTAAAGTTATTGAGGATCTCTCTGAGTTTGGAGATGGAGAGATTGGTGAGGAAATTAATCTTGAAGACACACTATCTGTCTTATCGAATTATGTTGATTCGATCAACACTGATGTTGATAAGGAACAGATCAAAACCTATATGAGAACATTGTATACAGAAGCAGTGAATATTGAGGTAGTTTAATGATTGTATTTAAAAGCGTAAGTTGGAAAAACTTTTTATCTACTGGTAACTCTCCAAACAAAGTCTTATTAAATAAATCACCAACAACTCTTATCATTGGTAAGAATGGTGAGGGTAAGTCGACCATCCTTGATGCTTTGTGTTTTAGTCTGTTCGGTAAACCATTTCGTAATATCAATAAGAGTCAACTTGTTAATTCAATCAATGGTAAGGGATGTACTGTTGAAATTGAATTCTCTATCAATTCCAAAGAGTATAGGATTGTTCGTGGAATCAAACCAAACATCTTTGAGATCTAC